CTTTCCAAATCTTTAATCTTTAAGGCTATTCCACTTGGTGTTTCACCACCATCTTGTGCAAATTGAACAGATAAGTGGTTATTTTGTGCTACAAGCTCCATTTGGAACTTAACATTTTCAATAACCTTCTCAATATCACCTGCTGGTGATTGAATATTATAATTTGCACCATCTGGTAACTCTAATATAACATCTGAACCAAATCTTTGATTATTTCCTAAATCTGCTCCTGATACTACAGGTTGTCCAAACATTTGAAATCTTAAACCAAGTTGCATTTCTGTCATTGTTAAATTAATATGTTCATTAGCGTTCATTATATCATTTGCACCTTCTACATAAAAAGAATCAGATTGATGTTCTCTATGAGTAAAAGCAAAAGGTAACATACCATATCCGTGTTCACCTTCTTCAATTACTTTACCATTTTCATCAAAAATAAGATAATTTTCTGCGTTCCAATGTATGTATTGAGCAGAATCAGAATTAGAAGCATCTTCTGTAAAGTGCATTAAAGGATAAGATATTGCTACTGGTTTAAATGGATCTTCTCCAAAGAAAGGATGAAAGTAATAAATAGGTTGATAATCAAAGTGAGGCATTTCATCATCAACATACATTACTCTTACAGCTATACTTCCAATTAATCTTGTCATTCTTTCTATATGTTTCATTTTAGCATCTTTTAAAACAGACATATTGTTATATTGTTCACTAACATTTCTATCAGCACCTACTGTATAAATACGTGACATTTTGTTTATAAACTTTTTAGTTATATTAGCTTCATAAGGTGGTACTTCTCTAAAAGCATCTAAATCAAATTTATCTTCTATATAGCTTTTAGTGTTATTACCATTATAATAATCTAATAACTTATGTACATAACTTTCTCTTTTTCTAAAGTTTTCAACCTTTAGAACTTCTAAACTATCTTTAATAGCTTGCTCTCCATAATAATACATCATCTGTTCCTCACTTTTATTTCTCTGTTTTTAATTGGAAAATGGTTAATAAAAAAATATCTTAATTGGTCGCATCCGTGGTCGTGATAACCGTCTTTTAATGGCTCTTGTTTTAAAGGTTTATTATCTTGAGCTTCAGGATACCTGTAACTTTCTAAATCTTCTGCCATACCTATACAATTATTGTTTAAATGAAGGTATCTTTCTCCGTTAGCGTTTTCTATAAAACTTCTAACGTGATTAACACCTGCTGTAATACTTCTTGAGGCTTTATCTGTTATTGTTTTAACATCTATACCTTTTTTTCTAAAAATCTCTATATCTCCTACTCCTGATTGCCCTTGTGCCTGTAAACCTGCTGGATCACCATAATATCTCATTACATTATAGTTTTTACTTTTTATCATACTTGCAAGTTCATCTGTTTTTATATTTGTTTGATGTATTATCTCATCAATCATATTAATATGCCATTCACCATTTACTCTGTACGTTTGATACCATCCCACAGAAGGCATCCTGTACCCAAAATCAATACTGCAAAAAGTAGGAAGGTGTGGATTGTAAGGATAATAACCGACATCAATATTCCTATCAAAAGGATAAACCCTACCTTCAAATGATGTAAACTGTGCTCCATACTCCTGGTCAAAAAGCTCTTTAGACATATTACGTTTTCTCTCAACGAGAAACCTGTCATCTTTTGAATTAGGAAAAGCGAAACTATTATCCCAAGATGGTGCTTGATGTGATTCCCAAAGTTCATCACTTTTTCCAAGCAGGTATAAATCATATAACCAATTAAACCCTTCTGGCG